AGCCGGCTCTTCCTACAACAACTACATCTCCAGCCGTAAAAGGAGCCACTAAAGCTGCAGGTACAGGTGCGCTTAAGGGAGCAGGCCGCGGCCTTGCTCGAGGTATACCCATTTTAGGAACAGTACTAACAGCAGGTATGCTTGCCTCTGATCTTTCTGGTGTATCTGAACAAGAAGAAAAAGGAGAAATAACACAAAAAGAAGCCTATCAAGCTAAAGGAGGAGCAATTGGAGGGGCTGGTGGAGCATTAGCTGGAGCTGCAGGAGGGGCTGCGCTGGGCACTTTATTACTTCCAGGGGTAGGTACAGTAATTGGAGGCATTGCAGGAGGTATTCTAGGAAGCATGGCTGGGGAAGCTGGAGGAGCTGCTATAGGTAGTACCATGGCTCCAGAAGAAGAACAGCCTATGGTTGCACCTGTCCCATCGCCTGAAATTCCTCAAATTGATATACCCGAACCAAGAGATTATTCTAAAACCCTTGATGATATTGCTAGTAACACTAATACTACTAGTAATAAAATTTCACGTCTTAGTGACGCCATTTTTGCTTTAGCAGGTACCCTTAAAACTCAACCATCCAACTCAACACCAAACGTTGCAGTAGTTAATAACCAGCAATCTCAAACCTCTTCTGCCTCTCAAATAGCTGCTTCTAATATAGATGCTATTCGTAGTGTACGTAGACAGTTTAACTTAGCCTGAGGTTATAAGTATTTATATGGCATCTCCAAACACAACACCATCTACTGGCTCTGGTCACTATGATGATGATAAAGAGCTTTTTGGAAAATCAGCTACCTATCTTAAGAGAAATCAAGGTCTTGTTTATGATGTTGTAAAAGAATATCCCTGGACTTTATCTAAAAATCAAGATTTACTTAATGAAGTACCGTACGTTAATTTAGTTGAGTTTGCAGTTGATGAGTCCACCATACAACAGCAAATTAGCTATTATGGTACAGCTGTTGCAGATGCTGTTGCAAGTAATACTAATGTTTTAGCTCCTTATGAAAAACTATTTCCAAGAAATGCTACGCGTAATGTTTATTCTTTTCCTTATTTTTCTGATATTAATTTTCAGATAAATACACCCTCATGGCAATCTCTTGATGGACTAGAACAAGGTAAAAAATTTGCTGAAGGTATTGGCGGACTCCTTTTTGGGGATGAAGGTGCTAGAAATGTTGGCAGAATAATTGAAGGAGCAGCTACTACCGCTGGCCTTGCCATGGCTGCAGCCTACCCTAAGATCGGTATAATGGACCGCCCTAAATTATGGTCAAGCCATGAATTTCGTACTATAGAAATAAAATTTCCTCTCTTTAATACTGTAGGGCCTAGTGACTGGATAAAAAATAGAGATTTATGCTGGCAGTTGGTCAATCAGAATCTTTTTGCTAAAAGAGATTTTATCACAGGTATACCTCCAGTCTATTATGAAATATTAATACCCGGTCAACACTATAGTTATGCAGCAAGTGTTACCAACTTAACAATATATAATAGAGGTAATATGAGAACTCTTCTTGACAAGAGTGGAGGACCCACCATAGTGCCAGACGTTTATGAGGTGAATATAACCTTGCAAGATTTAGTAATGCCCAGTCAAAATCTTTTTCAATCTATTAAACAAAAACAAAAAGATATAACTATTAACAATCTTAAAAACGCTGCAAGAAGTTCAGGAAACATAACCGACGAACAGGCAATACCTCAAGCAATTAACGCTGCCATTGATGTTACAAGTCGGGCTTTTCTTAATGGAGGGGCAGCGGCTCTTAATTTCTTAAATGAAAGAGCTAATGCAGGTAGAGATTTTGTAGTAAGCGCTTTTAATAGTTTATAACAGGTAGATAATTATGTATCAAAATAGTATAAAAGTATTACCCAAGTTGCGTAACGAAAATTATGCAAATATTTTCAACATCTATCAAGACGAAGATGATAGATATTTTTATAATTTGTTACAAACTGTAGCGATACCAGCTAACTTACCAGTAGGTTATTATGATAACTATAGTGCTGTTTATGGGGATACTTGGCCATACGTATCCTATAAAGCATATGATACTCCAAACCTATGGTGGGTAATTACTAGTGTTAATAATATACAGGACCCTACAGTGCAGCCTCAACCCGGAGTTCAATTTAAAATACTTAAAACTCAGTACGTTTCATTAATTTTAAATGAGATAAAAACTCAAAAATAATATGTTAATTTCAGGCATTTACGATAAAGCTAATTTTAAAACAAAATTTAATCAAATAGATCATGAATTTGAAATTTACCTTGATTCTGGCTTTGGGGAGACAGATGCAAATAAGTACCCCATTAACCCTAACTCTATTGTCAATCTAAGTATAGAGGACACATTAGCAGATTGGGTAACTCGGGGCTCTTTAACTTTTTTTTATAACCCTGAATCTGGATCTGGCATAACTAATCTAGCTACTGGTAATGATAGAACAGCAAAAACTGGTGTAAATTCTGATAACGATTTAAGACCGTTTTATTCACCTCGTAATGATGGTTATGATTTATTAAGAGTGCGTATTAAACCATTATTAAACGATAATCAAGACTTGCCTAATGCAACCATTATAACTGATCCTGTTCATTGGTCTATATCTTCTCTTTTCTCAATATATGATGTTGAAGATATTGATCTCCCCCCTGGAGCTCAAGGCCAGGCCTCTTCTTCTATTAAATGTTTAAAGTTATATTTCTGGGATTCTTGGTACCAAAAGATGTTAACTAATAAATTAGAGTATTCATCTGCACTATCTCCATTTTCAAATATAGAGAGAGATATACAAGAAGGAGTTTACGATAACCCAGGAGTCTTGCCTACTGGTCAAATTATTCGAGAAATAATAAATTTATCTCTAGGGACTAATAGTACTCAAGAAAACTATACCAATACTACTTACGTAGACCCTGTTCTCAATTTTAACTATGAACCAATAAAAGACAGTGAATGGGAAGATGGGTCTAGTGAGATGTTTTATACAACCCCTGCTGACTCTACAGCGTTTGAAAGCTTAATGTATGTTTTTAAAAACCATGCAAGTGCAGATAGTTATTCAATACCTTCAAAAGCTACCACCCCACGAGGAGGTATACCAGATACAAAACTACATGATATAAGCTTACTTAAAAAAGAAAGAGGTCCAGATGAATATGATGTCGGGCAGTTAACCCTACAGTCTATGTCATCTATTTTTCAAAAAGCTGGCTCCGGATCAACGACACCAGGGCCATATCAAAACGAGCATTTCTTTTTACAAGCCTATGGTAAAACTAATAGTAAACCTACTAAAACCTTACGAGGACCTATTAGCAATACCGATAGTAGCACAGTAGATTTTAAATCGTTAAAATATAGTGTTATCTCTAATTACCGTTTTGTTGATATATCTGCTCTTACTAATACTACTGAATTTGTTAATACCCCTGTTTACTCGTTTAACTTTAAAGAGAGAACTTTTAATATAGAATTTAATAATAACTCTGTTACAACGGCCCGAGAGTTTATGTCTGAAAAATATATCAAAAATGTTTACAAAGATAGTAATGCAGATCTAGAAAAACTTTTTTTAATTAACTTAGACAAAGATAGAGAAAACAAAAATGTAAATCCTCGATTTTCCTTAGCAGGAGATAACCCCGTAATAAGACAAAAAACTGGTCTACATAGATTACTTTATTACGGACTATTTCAAAACGCTGCTATTAACTTTAGAACCCTTGGCCTCTCTTTTAGAGAGCCTGGTCGATTTATTGCAATTGATAAAACAGAAGGCGTTGAGGACGGTGATTTTGAAGACAAGTTTTACGGTCAATGGTTTGTTATAAACGTTAAACACATTTTTGAATCAGAAATTTACTTTAACGATATAACGGCTATAAAAATACATCGCTTTCAAGAGGCTGAATTAAATTTACCTGGAACCCTATAAGCTATTTAATAAGTCTTTATATGAGCAATTTTTTCGTAAGCGTTATAACTGAAGACAATAAATTTGTAGGAGAAGTTTATAACAAAGATAGTAATATACTTCTCTATAGAACTCAAAAGAGATCCTTACATCAGGATGCTTTAAATGAGGCTAATATGTTTTTAAGAAACCAGGCACCTCCTGCCCAGAGTCCGTCAACCCAGCCTCCAAAACGTTGTTGTGGACGTTAACTATAAAGCTTTAAGCAGGTACTAAACCAGTTAATCTCTTTATCAATTACAATTGCATCCTTGTACATCCCCTCTGATACTACTAAGAGACTATTAGCATTAGTGTCAGTTTCAAATAACACTTCAAACATCTCTCTTAAGAGCTGCAAATAGTCCCCAGAGAATTCTTGCTCTCTCTCAATAACATACTTTCTAAGTTCTTGAGGAGATGCTTTACCTTTAATCTTCTCTACTACTTTACTAGCAATACCCTTGGCCTGGTTATCCTTAATGACCAAAGTCCCTGTAAATGAGAACTTTTGAATATCATTAATAATACGCCGCAAGTCAGGATAACCAGAGCGAACTAGCTCTACTAGCCTTTGTTTCTCGGTATCCGGAACAGTGATTCCCTCATTTTTAAGTATAGATACTACTCTATTCAACACCCCATCAAGAGGTGGTGTTAGATTAAAGATCTGACACCGAGATTGCAGAGCAGGAATAATCTTAAAGAGATAGTTACAGGTAAAGATAAACCTAGTATTCTCAGAATACTCTTCAATAACATTACGAAGAGCCTTTTGAGAGTCTAAAGTAAGAGCATCACATTCATCGAAGAGTACAAGCTTTAACTTACCATCTATGGACTTCGTAGAAGCAAACCCGATAACTTTAGAACGAATTGTATCGATACCATTTTCATCAGAAGCGTTAATATAAAGATACTGACAATCTAGGATATCATTAGCAATAATTTTACTAAGAGTAGTTTTACCTGTTCCGGGGTTACCCGCAAAGAGTAAGTTAGGAATCTCTTCTTTAGACTTTAAGGACTCAAAGTATAACCGTTCCTCGTTAGTAAGAACAATATCCGCAAGAGTCTTCGGTCGGTATTTTTCAACAAATAGATTCTGAAACATGTAAGTAGTATATACTATTTTCCCGAAGAACCAAAGCCTTTTTCTCCTCGTTCAGTCTCATGAACAGTCTCAGACCAGCTAGTCTCAGTAGTTACTAGAGGGTAAAGAACTAATTGAGCTACTCTATCCCCCTTCTTTACAGTATAGTCGTTATCGGAATGATTAAGCATACGAATACCCATATCCCCTCTGTACGAGTTATCTATAATGCCTCCAAAAGCCTGGAGCCCATGTTTAAACTGTAAACCAGAACGAGACTCTATCCTAATCCAAATACCAGGAGGAAGATACGCTAACTTTAAACCAACAGGTACAACAATAGCCCCTCTAGCAGGAATAACTGTATCTTCAACGGCAGTTACATCATAACCAGAGTCTCCTGTAAAAGAATCTTTGTGGTTCCGTTCAGGTAAAACAGCATCAGGATGAGTCTTAAGAAATTTAATACCTGTCATATTAGGTATTGTATATGTATAGGAACTATTCATTGATTAGCTGACGACCAGTATAATTACCTTCTTTAATTTCTCCAATAGGGGTCGCACCAGGTCTAACGGCATTACTCTCAAGCCATTGAAGAAGTTGATCGAGTTTATTTGCAGGAACAATATAAGTTCCTTTAATTGTGTTAATGATTGTTTCCATTTGGTTATAATAGTATAAAGTTTAACAAAAGCAACTACAGGCTTAATTATCAATGATGTCAGATATAGATACTTTATTGGACGAACTATCTTCTTTTTCGTTCCCGCAACCTTCTACTGTTAGATCAGTACCAAGAGGTACACCCACTAATATAAATGAAGACAATATTAATGATTATATCTTACAAAAAACTGGTAATTTAGTTGATGCAGGGCTTGGAGCTGTTCAGGATCTAAAAGACTTCGTCGTACAGGGTCAAAACCCAGACGAAATTGCAGCTCTCTCTGAACTCATCTCTTCTACTACCAAAGCCATTGAAGCTCTTAATAGAATTAATTTACAAAATAAGAAGGCTAAAACTGACAAAGAAATTAAAATAATGGATATTGAAGGCAAAAAGGCTATAGCTAATTCATTGCCAGGAAATAACATAACTAACAACACTGTTAATTTAGTTGCTAGTAGAGAAGAGATCTTTAAACAGCTTTTAAATAATATAGAAGAACAACCTGCTATAGAAGTTATAGAAGATATTGTTATAGAAGAAAAAGAAGATAAATAATTGATATGGCTAGTACTTTTACACCAACAACTTGGCCCACTGTTTTAGGGCCTTATGCAATTGATGTTAATGATTGTATCGGAGACTCAGTAGGTATTATTAATGCTAATACAAACTATTTAGCATCTTATACAGCAGCAGTTTCTAGTACTGCTAGTACACAAATAGCTTCAGCAAATACAAGAATCACTGCTTTATCTACAGTACCCCTTGCAAGGTTACAAGACGGTGGTCAGACGGGTAACGCACCTATTTTTGGAGCTCGGGCTTGGGTAAATTTTAATGGCACAGGGGGTAATGGTGCTAACCAGATTATTAGAGGTTCAGGAAATGTTTCTTCTGTTTATAGGACCGCAGGTGGAAATTACACTGTATATTTTACAGTAAATATGCCAGATACATATTATGCAGCTATTGCTACTTCAGGTAATCTTGATGCAAGTACAGCCGCAGAATCAACATCAACGACAAATAGACAAGTTAGCTCAGTTCAAGTTTATACTGGAAATGCACAAGGGGGCACCCTTGCTGAAAGAGCAGATATATCAGTTGTAATTTTTAGGTAATCTTACTTAACCGGACAAGCCCCGCCTTCACATTCCATACTTTCGATCTCCCCCTGTCCGATATTAATCGTGATAATTGGTTTTACTTTTTCAGATAACCTCTTATAGTCTTCTTCAGAGATCTCTTCGTAAGGGGCTTGTGCAAATCCATGCTCGCTATGAAGCAAGAATGAAACTGACTTAATAGATGTCTCATAGTTATATTCGAGCCAGGCTTTAATTTCTTCCAGCTCCTCTTGTCTGTAATAAACAGTAACTGAAACAGCATTATCTGACCAATACGTTTGAAGCTTCTTAACGATATCAAGCTGCTGAACTGCAGTCATTGATTTAGCAACAACACAGCTTTCTCCGGCATTACAAGGAAACTCTATAACAACAGTTGTATGATCGTCTTTACCATCAAAGCCTCGAACGTACTCAACATGGTACCCAAGTTCTCGGCAGATACTAACAAGTCTATCTCCTGAACCCATTCTTACTCTACGGATATAAAATGGTGAATAAGCAGGATGTACCCCTGGTGTCGAACCAGCTAGTAATGAAAGAGTGCCTGATGGCTTAACGGTTGTAAGTTTAATTGACTCTGGGTAACCTTTAGTCTTTGACCACTCCTTATCAAATTTACGAAGTGCTTCATAACCCTTGTCCAGCCATCCAATCTTTTCATCTGAACACTGACAGATGCCGGTAACACCGAGACCTAAACGCATATTCTTATGAACGATCTTATTAGTCTCATCATGAATAAAGGGCATAGCAGCTGTTGCTTTTTGTGTCTTATAAAGAAGTGTAGCGCAATCTACTAACTCTTCTGCAGAAGAAATATTATTAAGATATAACTCAGACAAGTTACAACATTCGTAAGAGTTTAAAGAAATCTCAGCACAAGGATTAGTACCCTGTACGTTATCCTCATTAGTAGGATATAGCTTAGATGACTTCATTTGGCCGTCTTTAAGACGGCCAAACTTCTGAGACAAGGGAAGATTAAAGAACCCGTAAGGTTCTCCTTTAGCAAACCCAGTCTCCTTATCTATAATATAACCGTTAGTCCAAATCTCACTTGAAATATGTGAGAAGTCATCTGCATAGATAGTATTATTTGACATCGCTCTCCAGTTAGGTATATTGCCAAACGACCAGTTCTTAGCACGGAGATAGAGATAATCATCCGGGTCACCTAGAGCAATTTGAGCCGAACGACGAACATTACCTGCTACTACAACTGAACCAATAATGTTGCAGATATCAAGAACGTCTGTAGAACGTAGTTTTTTACCTTCTCTTGATTGAAAGATTTTAGAAATCTTCTCAATACCTTCAATAAGGATACCCGGACCAGAAGCTGTACCTCCAAAGCCGGCTATTCTTTCCCCTGCACCTCTTACAAGGATCGTTGAAAAAGAGAAAGACTTACCATTTACATAATAAGCATCTAAAACCTTTCGAAGTAACTCTACCCAACCTGAACGAGAATCAGGTACAATAAAGTCAGCATCCTTTATACATTGATGCTCTACAACAACACCTTTCTTAATCTTAGGCAGTTCGTGAATATCCTCTCTACGAATAGAGAACCCTACCCCACCACCAAGCATTAGGTTCTCAAAGATAAAGAGAAACGTTTTAGGATCATTAATACTGCAGTACCAGCAGTTGAGTAAAGAGTTAGCACCAAACTTCTTAACTGTCTCAGTACCAAGCTGCCAAAGCATTCTACCAGCAAAATTACACTTAAGGTTATAAACCAAATCATACAGTCTTTGAGCTTCTTGTGATGTATAGTCTGCTCCAATTTCTTGTGCACCATTAATACACCGAGCAACAGTCTGCCACCATTCTTCAGTTTGGTCTGTACCTTCTATTTTTCTTGCGTAAGTCCTCTTGTAAACAATATAACCTAATCCATTAAAGCCCCATGGAACCTCTTTATTGATATATTTTTGTAAAAACTTTTCGGGTAATAAATCAGAGGTATAGTTTGTAATCATAAATTTGACAAAGAATGTGTAGAAATAACTTAAGCCATTCTACCCTAAAATACTAGTTAATCTACTTAGTATTTTCTTTTTGGCGAGTTACCTGCACCTGGTTTTTTATCATCCCACTTTGTACCGCCAGGTAATTGTACATTCTTATTTTGCAGGTTAATATCAAAATCAGCTGATTGTTCAGCTTCTACTTCTTCAGGTTTAATATTAATTTTAGATTTACGCTTTAATGAATCAGGAATTGGACCTCTATTGATACCATCGTCTTGAATTTCAAAAGCTTCAATAGGCACCGTCATAGGATTACGATAGAGGCCAGGGGCGTATTCAATAATAACATCTGCAAAGATAGCATCAGGAGACTCTGTTCCTCCGCGATAGTTCTGAGAGGTTGTTGGATAAATAGATTTAAGAGCAGAAACTCTCAAGTTAAGGTCAAAACTTGGATCCATACAAGCTCTAACAATATCGATGAAGTTCTGACCTTTGCCCTTAAAGAACTCCATGGAAAGAACGTTCTTTTTAAAGCGAACTCGGTCTCCAATAAGAAAACCGCCCTGTTGATATCGCTCTAAGACATTTTCGTATAATACATCAAATTTTGTTTCCATAGTTATTCTGATATTATTTATGCAACTCTTGCTCTAAATAATAGTGTAAAATGGCAATAAGATTTAAAGAGCTTGAAACCCTTGCAAATACATATACTGATAAAGGTTATTTGTATAAGGATCTTGCTCTTGATTTACAGCAAAAACAAACAATTGAACCTGGCTATACGACAGCTGTGCGTGGTGCAGATATTAAGGTTTCAACTAATTTAGCTGCTATTCAAAACTCTCTACAAAACCTATTTAATACCTTACCTGGTCAGAGATTTTTGTTTCCTGAATATGGTTTAGATTTGTACCAATTTCTATTTTCACCAATAACAGATCTAAATGCTAGAGTTTTAGGCGAAAGAGTACTTCAAAGTATTAAAGTTTATGAGCCTCGAGTAATAGCTCGTAATGTTAATATTACTGTAGACCCAGATGGTAGTCAGTATTTTCTAAATATTACTATCGAAGTACCTGCTTTAAATTTAATAGACCGAACAGATTTTCTACTCGATACAAAAAAACAATCTTTTATTTTCGTACCTAACTCTAGAAACAAATAACTATGGCAAATTCAACTTCAACAAATAACTATGATATACCTAAAGACGGGTATGTAGCTTTTGATGCTTTATCCTTAAGACAGCTTATTATTAATCGTCTTAATGAGGAAGGCACTTTTACTGATCAAAATTCTATTGGTTCCAACTTAGCATCTATTATAGATATTGTTTCTTATTCCTATAACACGTTAATTTATTATCTCAATAAAACAGCTACAGAATCGATGTTTACTGAAGCCCAATTATTAGAAAATATTAATAGAATAGTAAAAATTATAGACTATTCACCAATAGGGGATCAAACAGCTACTTTAAATTTTTCATGCTCAGCAAATACCTTCAGCCAAGGATTTTATACTATACCTCGCTACTCTTATCTACTTCTTAACAACATACCATATTCCTTTAATGAGGATATTACATTTGCTAAAACTCAAAATACTATTACTGAAAGTCTGAATGAGTTAGCTCAACAAAAATTACTCTTCCAGGGCCTTTTTAATGAATATCCAGTTTATACAGCTACTGGAGAAAGTAATGAGGCACTCTTATTAGATATTCGTAATGAGGTTGTTGATCATTTCAACGTCAATGTTTATGTTAAGTCTTTCCTTACTGGTGTTTGGAGACAGTATACAAGAACAACAAATTTATATTTAGAAGATGGGTTTGCTGAGAAATATGAAATTAGACTGAATAGCAATAACCGTTATGAAATTAAATTTGGTAATAACATTAATGGCAAACAATTACAGCCTGGTGACCAAGTAGCTGTTTATTATCTTGTTAGCAAAGGGCCTGCAGGAGAAGTTGGAGCTAATACAATTAATAATACATCTTTACTTCTTTACACCTCAGTTCAATATAATCAAATATTAAACAACATCAATCTAAACAATAATCGTTATGTAAGCTCATCGGAAACTAACTTTTTTATATTTGCTAATTCATCAGCCTCAACAACGTTTCAAAGTAAAGAGACTCCAGATGAAATTCGCCAAAATGCTCCCTCTACTTATAAGAGCCAGTATCGTTTAGTTACCTTATCAGATTATGTAACATTTATAAAGACAAATTTTGCATATCTTTTTTCTGATATTAAGGCTGTTAATAATGCTGATTATGTTTCTGGGTATTTAAAATATTTTTATGATATAGGTCTTACAGATCCTACTAACACAGAAAGAGCTCTCTTTAACCAGGTCCTATATTCTGATAGTTGTAACTTTAATAATGTTTATTTGATAGTAGTCCCAAAAGCAGAAACTCAAGATTATATTTTACCAGCTCAAAAAGAATTAATAAATTCAACAGTATCTCAGATTAAAATGACTACTACAGAAACAACATTTTTAGATCCATGCTACAAAGCAGTTGTTTTTGGTGTTAAGAATGATCTAACCTCTCCTTTAACTATTACTGATGACTCTTTTGGAGTTATAATTGTTACTAAACAAGGTAATTCCCGTCGGGACGATCGTGCTATTGCTTCAGATACAGCTAACGTTTTTAAGAATTATTTTAATAAACAAAATTTAAAACTTGGTCAAACTCTTGATCTAAGAACTCTCACCCAACAAATACTAGATATAGACGGTGTTGAGTCTTTTGTAACTGCAAATGAAAATGATAACAACGAGTTTGTACAAGGTTTATCCTTCTTTGTCTGGAACCCTCTTTATCCAGACAACGACAAACAAGTAACTCAAAATAGTGTTTCAATGAAATATTTTGAAATACCTTTCTTCTTCGACATAAACAATATTGAAAGTAGAATTTTTGTTAATTCGTCTATTAATACCACTATGTCCTTAGAATATTAAACATAAACAAATATGGTAACCGCTAATTTCTCTGTTACATTAAACCCTGTTACACCAAATCCGGGTTATGTTAACGGCTCTATTTTTACCTTTGCTGACTTAACAACAAGTAGTAATAGTATTGTACATCGTACCTGGGATCTAGGAGACGGTTCTTTTGTATATGATGTTACCGAATTAACTAAAGTTTATAACTACCCAGGTGTATACGCTATATGTTTAACGGCTACAGATTTAATTGGTAGTATTAGTACATTTACAAGTAATGTATCAGTTGATTACTATTTGCGAGATTCTGTAGAATTTACTAGTTTGCCTAGTAACTATGCAAACCCTGGAAGCTTTCCAAACACCCCTTTTCAAGTCAAAATAAGCACAGCTCAAATAGACCAACCAATTTTCTTAAATTTATTTGCTGCGAATTCCCAATCAACCCCATACCAATTTGTACCTGAGCACTGGAAATTTTTAACTCCAACATGGAGATTTACTGATAATGAATTTAACTTTGTTACCTCGCTATCTGTTAATACGTTACCTGTTTATTTTAATAATAGTATAGTAGGTCTGACAGGTGAAACAGAGTTTTATTACGTAGACGGTTCAAGTACAGGTAACCCTGAAAGTAATTGCCCTATTGTTATTACAGCAACTATGGAAACTTCAGGATTTTCATATCCTAAAGATAGTAACGTTTACCCTTATCCAGGCTATGCAAATAATAAAAATACAATAGCTGCTACTACCTGGCTAGTTAACGATTTAAGACCTAACTTCCTAAAGATAACTGAAAACTATCTTACCGATATATTTCCACAAAAATGGGAAGGAGTTAAAATACCCTTTCTTATAACTTGTCATAATAAACGAAACGATGTTATATCAGATGTTTTATTTTCTTATCCTGATTCTAATTTGAATGGTAGTATTAGTAGCATTAATGTCACCTTATCTAATACTCAAAACTTTATCGTAGATGAATCTCCCCTTTACTTTAAGGCCACTGATGAAAATAATTCTAAGACAGGTGGGTTTTTATTCACTACCTTAACCCCAACTTCTACTGTTAATACTACAGTTATACAGGCTAGTACTGTAGCGTTTTATACCCCTGATACTACAACTGACTTTCCTTTCCCGGCCGGAGAAGGAGCTAATGTTAATGTATGGGTATCTAATCCTGAACAAGACTCAATTAATAAAATATTATTAGGTTACTATTCTGACACATGTAAGGTTATAAACAGTTACAAAGATCGAGATGGGTTATATGAAGGACATGTTACTCAAATAAATGTACCAAAAATAGATTCTACCACTACTTATAACTACAGTATATCTAGTTTTTCAGGTATATATGGAATGGCTGTAGACCCTACAAATTATAATTTAATTGCTACAGATACTGAACTCGATCGCATTTACAAATTTGATACTGAGGGCACACTTTTAAGTACATTTTATTTGTCTGCTTTAGCCATTCACCCAAGTGCATCTGGAAATTATACTCCAACTGATATATCTCTTGATAGTAATTTAAATATTTACGTATGTCTATACAATGCAGTTTCAGTTTTAAAATTTGATATTAATCTTAACTATCTACAAACTTTATCTCCAACTGGTATAAACCTGTATAATACACTTAGTGGGGATTTCTTATTAAAACCATTTGCTGTTGAAACCGATAAGACAAATAATGTTTGGGTAACTTATGCAAACCCTCTATGTAGCTTATTAGTTAAATACAACACTACAGGATCTTCTATATATCAAATAAGCTTACCGATAAATAGCGAACCAATAGATTTAGGTATTAACAAAAATAACAATGTTTGGGTTTGTAATAGTTATAGTAATACTCTTAGTGGTGGGTCTTTGCAGTTGTATAGTTCCACTGGTACATTAATATCTACAGTGTCCGGGTTCACTAGACCTAGCAATATAGCTATCGATCGAGGTAGTAATGTCTGGTTTACATATGGTATAGAAAATATAGGTTATTACTCTACAACAGGCACTTTATCTACGTGGGTGCTTTCTGCTGTTAGTAATACCTTTGTACCCGTACAACTAAGTGCTTACCCAATCTTGCAAAGAAGAGAACTAGGGGGTATTGCTATTGACATATACAATCGGGTCTGGACCATTAACGCCTTTAATAATAAAACATTTACTTTCCTAGCCTCTTCTACTATTGCAAATGTTAAAGGAGTTTCTATAATACCTTCAGTTTCAAATTTTGATGAGCCTTTTAGAGCTGCGCAAGCTATTGGAGACTGGACTGGTAATAAGTGGTACCAAAAGTTTTATAGCCCTAGTAGTGTCTCAGCTATACCTCTAACAGGGACCTCTACACCTTTTTCAATATTAAAATTCGAAAATCCTTCACAAATTTTTCGTATAAATGAAAACTTTGATACAGCAAGTCATTTAAAATCTTTAGCTTTACCAGAAATATTAAGTCAAAATACCCAATTTTTTGATACGTTTTTAGGGGCTGTTGTAGGTAATAGTTTATTAAGCTCTACTGAGGATTTAGGTCAAACCGTTTATGAGCGTATAGCAAACTTTGTATACAATACTGGGGATATTGATACTTGTAATATAGATCAGCTTTTATCCTTTGCTCAAGAAACTGACACATCTTTTATAAACTACGGTCTAACCTTACCAGCAGATATTAAAAAATATTTAGATATAGCATCAGTACCCAAAACAAAATTATGGGGTATACAATCCCCTATACCACTTTCATCTGAAAGTGTGGGTCAACAGCTTAATACCCAAACAGCCCTAGTAACAGCCGGTGCTAAAATATACATTTTAAATAAATTTAGTAATGAATATAGCCTCTTTACTGTACCGTTACTATCCACTCAATCAACTGTACCTCTCTCCGGTCAATCAGTTTACCCTCTATCCTCTATGAGCGGTACTGGTTTGGTATCACCTTTTTTGAATAGTTATCTATTTTTTGAATACACACCTGTATATTCAAGTACTTTTATTGAAAATATTATAGACTGGTCTAATCCTAATACAACCCTTAACCCTAGCCTATCAACCTCAAATAACTGGTACGGTGAAACAGAGGGAATAGAAAAAGTATTTAACTATTTGTTAACCAAATATATTATAGTTAAATAATAATGATAACCTACCGTGGCTACAAATAATCAGCAGTATAATACCTATGCCCAGCCTACATCCAAGACATCAACTGTCTTAGATAATGCATCTCCCTTGTCTTTTAAGGAGTGGTATCAAGCATATGTTGGTATAATACCAGGCCAGGAATATAATCAATACAACACCTATTTAACAGAGTGGTATGCTGATAAACAAAAAGAAACTATAGATTATGATGCTCAATTAAGACTAACCTATTTAGGTCTTCTAAAACAGTTACAACTCTTTTTCAACAGTAAGGATGTTGAAGACTGGTATAATAACATAGATTTTAATAGCGAGAAAGAATTATTAATAGCTATACCATATTTTGCTCGAAAGCTAAAAAGTATAGCAATTTACTACTTACAGCTTCGCGAAGAAGTTAAAAAGTCTAAAATAAAGTATAATCAAATTGGTTCTAATAAAGGTCTTATACAAGATTTACAAGAACAGCTTTTACTTGGTTTTACTAAAAAGAGACCAGGGGATATAACCTTACCTCAAAGCATTTGGTCGAATGTACCTGACCTAAGTTCAGTTAAAGATACTATATCTATTACAATAGAAGAACTTTACGACGATCACCACTACAGTGATCAAAGTACATCCCTGCCTGCTTCTGCCTATTATAATTTAGAGGATGTAAATCTTGAAGCATATTTAAATAGTAAAAATATACCTTTAACAGAAACTGAATGGATTTACAAGCAAGGAAACACAATAGTTACTATAGAGGATATAGTTAATAATTTGACCTTAACAAAAGATATTTTTACAAAATATATAGGCGAACAAAAATTTACTGACCTACAAAGCTCTACAACCTCTCTACTTAGCACCCCTGTAACCATTTATGATGTTTTGATCAATGAAGGTAATAATTTTTTCTATTGGCCGTACGGTTCTTACAAACCAGATATTTCTACTACAACAAGATTAGAAGCGGTACCTTTAACTAGCGCTAAAATAGAGTTTTTAGGAACAGGGGGAACCGATATTGTTAACTCTGACACTATTTTTGTAAAAACTGTAAGAGGGGTTGAAGGAGCATGGCTTCGCTTTAAGCAATACGAAGAAACTCCTGAACAAATGTCTGTTTACGTAGAAGGCAATAAACAGGTTACATTTAAATACCCTTTCCCCGGGTTTGGTTTATCAGCAGATGATATTGATTGGACTGGACCTAGTCTACTATACACTTCAGAATATCAATACTTAGAAAGCAAGTTAAAAGAGTTAGTAAACCAGGCTTATTGGAACCTTGATATATCTCTTTCTGGGGCAGATTCAATTCAAATAAATGATACAACTTTAATAGAGGTCGGGGCCTACCCTAGCGAAAAGTATAGTACTGCTGACAAAATTAGAATTCGCCCTACCTCTCCAAGCTATACAGACCCAGCTGCATACGGGGACACTCAAGAGGCCTGGTTATATAAAATGGTTAAGTCTGATATCCCTATCGGTTCAGAAAATAACTTAATTGTTTGGCCTTATCAAAGAATTAGCAATACAGAGCCTTTCCCTTCTTATTTACCTAAAGATATTACAACTGTTTGTGAGCCTGTAGGGATACAGGATTTAAATATACCTTTTGCAACAAGCTCAAATAGTATAACAGCATCAGATGTAATCTATAAATTAGCAAAATATACAGATGCTGAAACTGATGCTACAGAGTGTGCATGGCTATCAGGACAGACCTACACATATGGCAAATACACTGGTACGTCTCAATCTGGCTTAAATGCAATATTTAGAACTGGAGAGTATATACATTTTATTTGGGAAGGGGAAGATCTTACTGATGCTAATAATGTCTTTAAAACACTCAGACATCAACCCGATTGTACATTTGTAAGAACAGCAAGCTCATATAAAGAATTTAGTCTATGTAACTGTAAAGCTACTTTATTTACACCATTTGGACATCCAAGCGCTGAGTTTACTGATAATAATAGTCTTGCTGATTTTATAATAGAACAGGTTAATGATGAGTTTGTCGACTTGACAACATGGACAGATTTTAATGGAACAACTTACACTAGTAGTTCTGCTTTTGCGTTTTATAAAACTAATAACTCTATAGGCTGGGGCGACGGAAGTTGGTACTCTGGAGTACCCTCTGTATCAAACAGATTTTTCTTAAGACAGGGTCATAGTTATATTTACAGACGAGCATCCGATAATACATTAGAACAGCCAGACACATTTCCATTTTTTGTGGCTCGTTACCCTTATAATAGAAAGTCTTTATGGGTTAACGCAATTAAAGATAATGAAGGTAACTGGAACAGTAGTGACACATCTTCAACTATGGTCTTAAGACCAGGAGATGTTATTCTTTATAAAAAAGCGCCTACAGCTACGTATAGTGCTGTTTCTTCTGTTGATACAGGAACTACAGAAATTACTGCCACAAACCAAGGAAGTATTTGGGCCACTTACGACTACCTAACTATAGATAAAGACGTTAACAGATTACCACAGACTACTACAGTCTCATACCCCAATGTATTTTACCCTTATGGAGCAAAAACTCAACCCGAATACGCAGAGACTTACGCTCAGTACCCGGATGTAAATTATGGTAATATTGTAACAGCATCTTGGAAATTAATAGACCCAGAGGGTACTGAATATGATTTTTATAACACTTTTAGTTTTAACTTTGTAGCCTTAACCTTAGGTAACTATACAGTGCTATTAACAGCTATTACAGCTGCTCAAGTATCACCTACTCAAGTATATACATCTACAACTTCAGGCTTTTATATATTTTCAGGCATACCTCAAATTTCTGCAGTTGAACTAAACCTACCTACTACTCAAATTACTATTTCTTCTTATACTCAAGAATTACCTGGTTTTGTAATTAATACCCCACTCTTTGGATGGAACTATAATACAGGAAGACCTAATTCAAATGCAAATGGGGTTAAACCGTACTGGGCTTTAGGTAATACAACATATAAAGATGTTATAAGTTGGGGAGCTAGCTTCAGAGTCGTTGATGATTATAATGTTATAACTCAGCCCCTGTTTTCTGATTTAGTTATTAGTACAGGTAATCTTGTTGAGTATGATAGAAAATATATAAGCTCGTTTACTTGGATCCAACCTATCAATTATAAAATTGAAGTTAATGAAAATATATGGAGCACTATACAGATAGTGACAACTGCAACTTCAAATCTTGAACCCTTATTATATAATCTAACCAATCAATCTATATCTATACCTACTACAGATATCTCTCCTATAACCTTAACTAATGTTGTTGATAATCAACCAGTTGAAGTTTACTACAAGAGTATTAATCCTTTTGTTTGGAGCATTTCAGCTACATCTGTAGTAGCTACTTCTGAATTTGGAACAGCCGATTTGGCTCTTATTGTTGACCCTCTTCGACCATGGAATAATTTAACAAATAGGTATTTTCCTGCTTATGCAATCTTTCCAGCACTAGATAAACTATACAGTGCTACCGATAAAGGTGGATACTTTATCCCAAATAATTTAGGCATTTCAACATATCTAAATAAAGATTTTACATCTCAACTCTCGGTATCATCGAGCGTTCTATCCTCTTATTTCGAAGACGGTACAAAAAGAGCTGGAGGAAGAGGTTTCACCAAACAAGACCAACTTACCCCTTACACTATAGTAGAAGATAATAACACATGGCTTAAAGAACCAGTAACTTCAGGCCCGATAGCAGGCAATCTTAAAAAACAAGTTACTAAAAAGTATCAAAAATTTATACCTTATCAATCTGTCTATGAAACTAACCCAAAGACACAGCTCGGACTTGTTCTTCCAACAAGCCGTCAGACACCATGGGGTGGTAATGAAGATTCAACATGGACAGATGAAGCTAATAAGCCTCAAAATTTTTCAGGGGTAGTTAATGTTAGTGCATGGTCTGATACTCAAATCTTAAAACAAACCGGTAAAGTCCTTGACAATTGGGTAACTGATATTTTTGGTAACCAATATGGTTTATATAAGGATGTGAATAACATGTCTCCGTATGAAAGAAGATTCATACCTGGCGAAATTTGGGTTCGTAAAAATACTCAATTTGTATCTCCTGGTAAAGAAGCTTTAAGTGCTGTTTTTGATACCTACACTGCACTCAATCTTTATAACCAGTTGACAGGGGTAGGGGTTACAAAAATAGATATGTTTTTTGATACTCTGTATGTAGAAACTACCTCTGCAATTATATTAGAAGATTTAGATTATAACTTCGATACTGGTAATATTAGTAGTATAACTGATAATGCTAGGTTTATTTCTTTAGCTGTTCCGGTTAGTGCCAACCTTATACGGGAAATACAAGACGGCGGAGATGTAACAAATTATAATATCTTTACTATTGATGGTTCTTTTATAGTAGCGATCTCTGGAGAAGAATTAGTACAAATCGCGTCAACTGATTTTGCAAAACCTGGAGATACTTGGTTCTTACCAGAAGAAAAAGTAGTTATAATAAGTACATGCTATCAGCTTAGTAGTCTTGGCTTATACCCCGAACTCTATAAACTAGATCTAGTTACAAGAGACTTTCAAAAAATCTTTCCTAATAATCAAGATATAACAACCCTTAGAGCGGTCTTATCTTCATATACCACTTTTGATCCTCCGGTTCTAAGCTATGACAAAACTAAAAACGAATTTTTACTAACCCTACTAGCCGGAAACACAGATATTATAGAGTTTATAGTGCTTAATATACCCGACAGCCCTTTAAAAAATATTACAGTTTATACCTCAACTAACGAAAATATAAAAATACCTCCATCAGTAACTAGCTCTTTATCTCTTACTGCTACTACCTCAGTTACCTTTAACTATACAGTAAGTGCATCTAACAGCCCGACCTCATATACAGTAACTGATAGTACAACCTATCCTTGGATATCGGCAAATAATTCAGGTATATTTACCGGTACTCCTACAGCATCAGGAAACTTCTATGTACCCTTTGCAATTACTAATAGTGTTGGTCCAACCTATTACTCTTTAAATATAACAGTATCATCATAATATGACAGTGAACTTTACAGTAATTAGCGGGCATTCAGTTCCCAGTAACTATTCTTGGGATAGGGGAACACCCTTTAGTGTGGCATCCCCTCTTTTGTGCACTGTACTTTTACCACAGGGAGGTATCATAACTGGTAATGCACCCGGAGTAAAAGTGTTTATAAAAAATAACACTATACTAAGTACCACTACAGTTGGTTTTACGAGCGTTAGTGCTCAATATATTTGGGACTTTAATGACTATTACAACACTAATAACGATACTTATACATTAACCTGTAGTACAGATATTTCTCATGTTTATATAATGCCGGGTAGTTATGAAACTACACTTACCGTAGTTGAAACATATTTACGGGTCGACCCTCAGACCCAACTACTACAAACAAATACTGAAACTAAAGTTAATACTCAGAGCGTCTGTACAGTACAAGAAATATCGCCCAAAGCTAATCTTTATTCTGTTACTCAACCAACAACAGGTTACGCTCCATTTTTAGTGCGCCTCACAGCTAGAACAACTATACCTGGCAGCTTCCCTGTCGATAGAATTCTTTGGGACTTCGGTGATGGCTCAGAGAGATTACTTGTTTCTAGATATTATAATGAACCAAATAATAATCTCATTTTTACAAATTTACTATCTAGTGATTCTGAAGATCCTAGAAATTATGATGTGTTACATACATATACCCGGGAATGTGATACATACCCTGTATTTTATCCTTCTATCTCTGCATATAGTAGTTCGACCAACAGTATAGATACCTGCTCTTTAACAATTGGTCCAGTTCTGTTATCTACTACAAATGCTCAATTTCATATATTAAAGGGTAGAAATACACCTTACGGCAATCTTTACTCTGCTGAAATAGATAAAAATCTAACCTTTGTAGCAACACAAAGTGCTACAGAGAGAGTATATACATTAATACCTACAATACCCCCTAACCCTATTAGAAACTCATTCGGGCAAACCACCCTATCTTTTGGTAATTCAGGCACAGATTATTATACAGTTTCTGGGTTATGCTAAAACTGCTATTAAATATTTATAATGGCAACAGTTGTTTACAGAACATTAGCAGACTTAGAACCAGTTAAGTTAAATTATCAATATAACTATAATGAAAATTTGAAAGCCGAAGTAGTAGGTTATACTGAGGGTTTAAATTTACAATTAGTTGAGAGTTTTATTAACTTTCAAGATTTTACTATAAATCGTGATACATGTCTTGTATTAACTACAGCTGTTAATCTTAGTTCTATATTTCAAAAACAAACCACTAAAAAAATTGGAGAAATTCCTCTCACCTTAAAAATCCAATCGACTCCAACCTTTCCGGGTTTATCAGGGAACTTTTATGCTATCTATGATGAAGCTAACGCGCTAATAATAAAAACTGCCACTACAAGCGCTGAGGCGGCAAACTTTTTCTTTAACCCTATAGATGTTGATAGTTTAAAGGTAGAAATACTTGTTGGTGGAAAATACCTTCAGACTGATGCTGCATATCCTTATACCATTCGAGTTAATGATAAAATTACTGATAATGACGAAGTATACCGGCAGCACTTCTACTGCGAGAATTATAATAACCGCTTTGCTCTAAAGACCTATACTAATGTAGGTTTCCGATATTTAACTTTTTGTAGTTGTGGCACAATGAGAGGGACAGGGGTTATTTTAAATAGTGTTATAGTTAATAACTATCTACTATCTGCTGTTACTAATAAAGATTTAAACTACAACTTTACCCCTAATAATAAATGGATTACGTACTATCAGGACTTTCCTTCTCAAGTCTTTAACAAAGATGTTTCTTTAAATAAGATGTTTGATACTCAAATTAACTTTTTGTTTGACTTCCCTCTACTACCTGCAATTGAGAATAAAGTAGGCACTATTAATATAGCTAATTTAAAAACTGGCTTAACCCCTACAAGCACTCCACCCCAAATAGATAATAGCTATGATGAACAAATCGTAACAACAAATTAATATGCCAAACTTCAATCAAAGAAACTATCATAGAATTTTTACCGGTACTAATCAATTGGATGGTTACGATAAAATTTGTTTAGGTTATGAAGCTTCAACAACAGATATAGAGTTTAAAAAAGATAGTACTACTTTTTTTCATGTGCCTCTTTATGCTGCGACCCAGTATCTTTCTTCCGGGCAATTAATAGGGGATGGAGCTATACCGGGCCCAATACCCGCAATGGCTGATAGAATTTTAAAAAAACAAGGTAACTACGGTAATACTACCCCCTGGGGTACAACTACCGATATACCTAATGGTACATGGTTATGTAGCTGGTTATATAGTTTATCCGGAGAAACCCCTCAATGGTTTGATCGTTTTTATAACCCCGGAAAAATAGCTTATAATGATGCTTTAATCGGAGATCTAACTTACGGGGTATATGAAAAAAATAACCCTGTTTTTGCAGATTTACCTTCCTCTATCCGCCTTGAATCAGGAGTTCTTTACCAGTATTTCCATAATGGTGAAAAAGCCGCTGAAAATATTATTAATACTTTTTCAGGCCCTCTCTCAACAAATTTACGTCTTAATGTACAAACCTGGTCAGCTTCAGGAATAGATAATACAATTTATAATAATAATTTTCGTATCACAAATTTTAAAAATAGTTTTGTTTTAAATACAAACGAACCTGGAGTTGTCGATCGTAATGCTCTTAATTTTGATAATAACGATTTCTTAGATGCAAAAGTCTCTTATTCAGACAACTACAATTTACCAAATGAATTTACTATAAACTTTTGGGTACAAAATAAAAATTGGAGCACTGCCCTGGCGACACAATTAGTAGGTAACTTAAACTATGGTGGTTATGGCATTTCTTATAATAATTTAAAGTATTTCCCATTTTTTGCTATACCTGAAACATTCTACGGTCATTTATACTATTATAATCAAGAGGGGCTAAATTATTCAGATAAAAGTACTCAATCTGTCATTAGCTTTATATCTCCAGAGTTGAGTGGTTCAAGTTCGCCTATACAGGTTAGTATGAATAGTGATAATGAGGTTTTAGTTTTAGATAAAAGTAATCCTATAGGCATCTATAAATTTAACCACCTAGGGGATGTTTTAGCAGTACCTCGTTTAAGTAGCGGTGAACCATATATTATTTCTGGAGAGCCAAAACAGTTTATTATAGATCAATTTGATGGTTGTTATTTACAGACTACTGAAGCATTTTATTACTTTGATAATAATTTAACTTTTGTTGCGGTAAGCTCTATTCCTTATGTAGACCAAACAAACGGTGCTATAACTGAAATAAATTATAGCTACAACACAGGTGTAAATATAACTCCAGGCACCTACACAACAACTGTAACCGGGTTATCAACATCAGGTCAAGGGGTAGGAGCAGTTTTTGAAATACAGGTTAATAGTTTAAGCGCTATATCTGATATCTTTATACCTGGTGGCGGAAGCTTATACACTTTAAATGAAATTTTATCAGTTAATAATTTAATATTTACTGGTTTAAGTGGGGAGTATCTTGCAAGTGGTTCAGTTAATCTATCCCTTACAAGTACTAGTATTGGGTTCGGTGGTATACTTACCTATGATCTATCAGGTAACATTTTAAGAGAGCCGCCATGTATAGACACCAAATACGACAACGGGGGTAAGAAGTGGGTAGTAGATAGTTCTGGAGATTTATTTGTAAATGGTGTACAACAGACTAACTTTACCAATTGCTCAAATATAACTATAGATCCTGAAAGCAACGTTTGGGTATTTTATGGCAATAACAACGTTACAAAGATTAATACAACTACTCTTTCTGCTATAACTAGTTTTGAACTAGGTATTAGACAGCCTGATGTAAACAATGTAAGCTTTATCTACACGTATGATAGAGCCAATAATAAACAGCAATGGTATAGCTTAGTATATAGAAGTAATGAAAAAACTCTATATCAGGTAACTTTAGATGGAGACATAGCTCGATCCTCTTTTATACCTGACAGCACTAATATAGTATTAACTCCACCAGAAAAAGAAGATAAAAACTTTATGAAGTTTAACGGTAGAGGTGACTTTACAGGTTATGAATGGAAGAGAATTTTTAATAAAGTTTTATACAACAATAACCCACAGCTACAGTTTAAAATAATAGCTCAAAAGCCTTTACGAGGAACCCCTCTTAAAACTTTTACTCTATCAGTCCCAGTGCAATATCTAACAGATGAAACCTGGCACCTTATTACAGGCACCCTTAAAAATCGTACATTATCTTTATACGTTGATACCCGACTAAGAGATGAAATATTACTCCCGGGTAATTACTCAGTTAGTTATCTTCGAAAAAATGACCTGTATATAGGCACACCTACTGGTAAATTTACAAATTTAAATACTGAGTTAAACTCTCAAGCTCTTATATTCAATGGGTATATAGATAATATTAGAATTTATGATTATGCAATAAAACCTTCCTTTTTAAATATGTTTGTTAAAGGCTATTTTGAAGGAGAGAATCTAATATGGAGTATACCTACTTCTCAAATTCAATATATTGAAGGAATTGAACGATTCTTTAAACACAAAGCCCCTGGATCAAAAAGTGCATTCTTTAAGATTAAGCTTTCCGGACTTAGTATAACCGATGAAAACACCCGTGCAATGATCGTAGCTTCTGTTAAAGCTGCTGTTGAACGCACTAAACCTGCTTATTCAGAATTAATTTCTGTGGAATGGGTTTAAAAACCTGAACTAACCGTTTAAATAATCTATAATGGCGTTTGGTAATATAACATTAAGTGCAGTTAGATATAATAATGAACCTGCAGTAAGGTCTCTATCTGCTGTTGTTGTCGGTCCAGGTATACCTGATAACAATGAAACTATTAAATGGAGTTTTGATACTTCTTCTGTTACTGCTCGTCTACCATCAGGAACCTCTTATACAGCAGAAACCTTAGGGGCTGTTACCAGCTTAAGTTCTATTATCTTTAGTATAACTACTGATACCTATGATTATAAAAGTGTAATAGATATTGGTCCTTCTCAGAGTACAATACTCGGAGTTACCTTATTAACCGGGGTTGAAGATATTGAAGAAAATATAGGTAGCTCAGATACATATGAACTAGAATTTGACCTCTTTCCTGATATACCCCTACCAACTCTGTATATAAATTACGAGAATACAGATAATAGCAACATCTTTTATCGTCAAGCAACAGGCACCTATAATGCACAGCTGTCTGTAGTTTTTGATGACTCCTTTCTCAATCTTACAAACCTTTTAACTGCCAGTGAACAATTTGCAAATACTAATGTTTGGTCAATAAGCTCATCCCTATCAGCAAGTTTACCTAATCAAAAAGTAACTCCTGATAATAAAACTGGAGGCACACTTTTAATACCAAGCTCGGGTATACCTTTCAATACCATTAGTACGATTACAAATGTTACAACTGCCGGTTTACCAAATTACTTTTTACACGCTAATCAAACCTATGTAGTACCTCAGTCTGGGTATACAACAACAGGCGGTGGTGTAAGTGCAATTTTCACAATCACGGTCAGTAATAGTACCGTGTCAACTCTCTCAACAACGAATGGCGGGCTACATTTTCAACCTCAAGACGGAATAACAATTAGCCGAGAAACCTTAGGTATAAGTGTTGAAGATCCTACTATTACTTTTGAAGTGGAGTCTGTATCTAACAAAGATCATTTTATAGCTCGAAACGCAGTATCACTAACCCCTCAAACCTATACCTACTCAGTCTTTGCTTATCCCTCTGGCGGCGGTTATTTGTATTTTGATGGATTTAATAAAGGTTCTGCAGTTTTTGACGTACAGGACGGAATAGCCTATAATAACGGGTCTTGGGATTCAGTATCTATAGAAACCTATGACCCACCACCTATTGAAGAAACTAGCCCTCTCTTTAATGTAAAGTTAAATGGTGAACTCAACACTATAGTATTATCAGGGGATAGATTCTTTTTAGGTGGTAATTTTACAACCTGTAACGATGTAAATGTGGGTTATGCCTGTGCTGTAGGTCTGAGTGGTAATGGACCTCTAACCTCTGGCCTAACACTTTCAGGATTCTCAGGGGGGGATGCTCTCGGCAGAGTTCCTCTAGGGGTTAATACAATAGCTGTTTCAGGAAATAGTTTATACGTAGGTGGCAACTTTACATCATATAGAGGTACAGCAGTTTCCCATATAGTATGCTTAACAGGTACTGGAAACTTAGCGTCATCAAGTAAATTTACTGGAGGTATTAACTCACCAGCGGTAAATATAATTAAACCAGATACCACTCGTAATATTATTTTTGTAGGTGGGGATTTTACTACCTATAATAGTACTACTCGTAACGGACTTGCTGTAATTGATCCTAATGGTGCATTAGTTGCTAATGCTATTTTTAATGTCAGTACAGGTGCTTCTACAGATGATTCAGGAAATACAGGTAGAGTAAAAGCTATAGCGCTTGAGCCAGGGGGTAATATTTTAATAGGCGGCTCATTTAAAAACTGGGCCGGTAGAACAAATACAAAAAATATTGTTCGAACATCTTCGACGGGTGCTAGTAATACAACTTTAGGGTTAAAGCCTGGCGTTTATGTTTATAAAGCGGGTACAACCTACTATAATGGGGTAGTGACGTCTATACAAGTAGACTCTGGAGGTAGTATATATATAGGTGGTAGTTTTGAATACTATAATAGTACTGCTACTAGAAATTTAGTTAAACTATCAAGCAATGGTACAACTACAACCATCACCCCCTACACAATCGGTGTTCCAGGCAACTTTATAAACAACTTAACTTTAAACTTAAGCGGAACAAGCTTATACGTTGGAGGAAACTTTACCGATGTTGTAGGTTCTCCTTATTATCGTTTATATCGATTAGATACTACTACAAATAATATAGATTCTACTTTTAATACCCGATTAGGTCTTAATAATTCTGTAAATACTATATTCTTATCTTCTGGGGCAACTAAAGAAAGTGATGTCATATTTACAGGTGGAGATTTTACTACCTATAAAGGACAAGCTGCCAACAATATAATATCTTTAAACTCAAAGGGAGATTATAGACAGAGTAATTTTACCCTAGAAGGAGCTAGAGGTTGGTCAAGATGTTGCGCAACATTTACTCTAACATCTACACAAACAGATAAACTCTATCTTGGGGTAACCACAGATACAGATTCTGTCTCTTCAGATGCTACTTCCAACGATGCAGTATATGTTTGGGGCGCACAATTAAACTACTTACAAACAGGAACTACAACTCCGTATATTTGTACCTTATCTGTACCCAGAGCACTTTTTTATAATACAGCCCATCTTTATCTCAACAATCAAACCACCCCAACTTTATCTCTACCAATAACTGCATCAACTATCTTTACAACTTTATGTAGTTTTAATACAAGTATACCAAGAGTTAGTAGCTATCAGGTTGTAGTATCTGCTAGTTCAACGTTTGATTCTTTAGGTGAAACAGTAAGAGAAAAATGGTATACCCCTCATATATATTCAAATAGTATTTCAGCTATTTTTGTTAACACCCTTTTATCAGCAGACTTTGTAGCATTTGCAAAAAATTATTTTAATAGTTCGGGCTCTAAATTTGGTCCAATTTCAGCTAGTCAAGATTATACAACAACCCCTGGCCCCTGCTTTTACGGAGAAGGTCATACTGAAACTATTAATCTTTCTGCCAATGGAACTAGAGCATCAGCATATTATTGGACTATTGGTTCTACAGATTTAGGGTTTTATCAAGCTTCAGCTATAACCTCAATTCTTCCAAGCCCGTCGGGCTACTACGATGTATCTATACCTACTCAACTCAATTTTTACCCTAAAATACCTATACAGTTAGTAGTTTCAGATGGAACTATTTTATCCTCTGGTCCGTTTTACTATTATGATGATAGTACTGGAGAAGAACTGCCTTATCCGTTCTATTATAATACAGAAGATCAAGCTAGTCGTAACACTAAATACCGAAACGGTATACAGGTTGTAAGTTATGTGCCTCCTACATCTTCTTTTAGTTCCGGGTTCACTCAGTGCCCCGGCTTTCTACCAACTGATGACTCCCTTAAAAGTTATGCAGCCTTTTTAAGGGTATCTTTATCCGGAGATACAGCTAGTACTTTAGACTTTTGTTATGGTTTATATGATTTAGTTTATAGATGGTCTACCTTTGTTCATCTCTCAGCACCTATAACTACACCCCCTTTTGGTACAACTGCAAGTTTTGTTGATATAACTTCTACACTAACAGGTAAGCCTTCCTCTTGGTATACTACTCAGTGTTTAGTTACATCAATAACTGCAGCACCCTTTGATGTAACTCTTAATACCTTAACTTCTGCTTTATCAGGACCTTACCCTAAAAAATGGCGCATCGAGGCCTCCACTAATCTTTCTGCAGAAAGAACACCTAATAGAAGTACTGGTGGGCCATTGACCTGGTCTCTTTCAACCCCTTCGTGGTCAGTTGAGACTCAAATATCATCCAACAATATTGATTATGTTTTTGAATTACAATACTCTAAAGACGGCTCAAACCCTTACACAGCTAGTATTAATAATAATACACCAATATATCTTCAAGGAAGTCAAATTGTTAGTACTGTTATATCTGCTGAACCTTTTGATTGGCAAATTAAAGAGTATGTTTATACTGATAATAAAAACTGCTCAATTTACTCTCGAGGTGATTTTAAAGTATATACCTCAAACAGATATGTACTAACAGGCACTCAGGTTAAATTTCAAAATATATCAGTAGGATTTAATGCTGTTGATCGAATTGAAGTTAATTTAGATAATAGTCAAATAGAAACTTTAAGTGGAACATCCCTATACAGCAATGTAACTGCAACCTACACTGATATAGGTTATAAGACAATTACTAGCACTGTTTACTACACGAGTGCTGTACCAGATGAAGTAAGGTTCCCTGTTACCTCCATCTTTACTGATATTATCAAAGTAGTTGCTGAATATGACACTATAGATACAGAAAACTATCGTACACCAGAAACCCCTCTACAGTTACCATGGCCAGAGGTACCAAAAGTAGCTCCTAATGAGTGGGTAAACGAGGATAATATAAATTCTGTATTTACTAAGTTTTATGAAAATTTAGAATATTTAGAAACAAGAGGACGAGGTTATGAGACCAGACCTGCTGAATTTTTTGGATGGCTAGGAGCACCTCCTCTATTAGATACAACTTGCCCAATTTACACTTGGGATAGTTTAGACTGTCTTGTAACTAATAACCTTAATACAGTAACTTGGGAGGATGTTCAAAATGTAACACCAGAGTTCCCTTCAATAACTGCAACTGGTAGACTTTCAAGCTGCTGTGCTTGGGATGATTATATTTGCACCCCGCAAGAGCAAAATCCTGAAAAGATAGGCAAGTATTGTATATCATGGAAATGGTCAGCTAGAACTTCTGCTAACTCTAGAACAGCAGTAACTTGGAGTAGCACTAAGAGTAACAGATCTTATAATAAAAAATGGGTCTTTGAGCCATGTATAACTCAAGATGGAGGCATCTTAATAGGATCAGCCTGTGAAGAGGGAGTATGGAATGTTAATATAGAAAAAATTAATACATATTATGATCCAATCGCTAACTGTGCGGTTAATTCTAGTTGCACCTATAGGGATATAGTTAGTAGAAATAATATTCTGTATGTTGCCCTTACTAACGAAGTTAAGGTACTATCCTCTGACTACTCAGGTACGTTTGTAGCTTCAAGATTATTACTTGATGACTTGTTTGCGTTTAGAGATATACGAGGAATTGCCCTTGATAGTCAAAACAAACTATTTGTTCTTGATGGCACTTTAAACCGAGTAGCATCTTATAATATTAACCTAACTGATCCAGTGCCTTTTGATCTCTTTCTTTCATGGGGCGGGTTTGGTACCTCGAAATCTACTCAAGGGTTCTCTAAACCTAATGATATCTGTATTGATAATTTTGATAATGTATGGATTGTAGATACAGGTAATAAATGTGTGAAGGGCTATTCTAACACCGGTACTTGGCTTATAACAATAATTGATTCAAGCCTTCGTACTACACCACCAATTAGTATAACCACAGATTCTGAGAATAATCTTCACTGCTTAACTCAAACTGGGGTTAGAGTGTACAATCAGCAAGGTACATTCATATTTGAATATACATTTACTGACACAGTAAGCAAAGAAGCTCAACCTATAAAGATAAACTCTAATTACAATAAAGAGATAATTTATATTGTTTTTAGTAATACTGTTGCAAGATATTTTAGAAATGGTATTTATGCAGGTCGTTTAATTGACAACAAGACCTGTGCTACAAATATACAAGATGTTTATCAAGATGAATATAGAAACACACTTGTAGTTTCAGGAGATAAGATTTTGAAATATGTTGATCTCATGGAACTTGAAAGCATTAAAGGGCCGTTACCAGTATCATACTGGCCTTTGAGTAATCTACTCATTCATAAAGATGAATATGTTCAAAACTGGGTATATAATAAGTCTTTTCAAAGATTGTGGGATAATATAGAGCTGTTTAGAGGCTCGTTATATTTCAATGAAACTAGCTGCAAAGGTTATAAACCTCCAACCTATTCTAAAGAGCAAATTGTTATTGGTCAAAATGAAATTGTAACTTCTGCAGTAGTTAATAGAAGCATTGAGTATCTATGGAGCAACTTTGAAAGTTTACTAAGTTATTTTGATCCCAATTGCTCTTAATGATTTTACGTATAAATAAACTATAGATAATATGGCCTGCCCTGAAATTACAACAATTCCTAGTTCTGAGTGTATAGGTAATTCTCTAATTACAATTAATAGTAATTTTGATACTTTAAAAAATGCTATTTGTGATATTAGTGTCAATGAAACTGGTATAGCTATAGAGGATGAAGGTAGCCCGATTGGTATCAATATCGGCACAGTTAATTTTATAGGAGCAGGGGTAAATACAATTGTTCAAGGAAATCGTGCACAGGTTAATATACCTGGTGTTGAGCTAGTAAAAGTTTCAGGACTTGAAGAGCAAGGCACAAACTCAGGTGGTGGTAGAGATAACTTTTTTATTCTTAATGATGGTTCTTTAAGAGTTGTTGGACTCAATCAGCGCGGAGAGCTAGGTATAGGTCTTGCCGATAAAAAAGTCTTTACCCCTCGTGTTGCTGGCTTTACTCCACCCTTAGAGTTAGGAGAGGGTATATCAAAAGTTTACTCTCAGCATAATTGCACTTACCTTGTTACATCTTTCGGTCGGGTTTATTCAGCAGGAGCAAATTCATCAGGACAATTGGGTATAGGTACAACTTCAACAACACCTACCCCTATCTTTACTTTTGTTAATGCAATTGGAGAAACAGCAACACCTCTTAACGATGTCACTAACCCGATAGCAGGTTATGCTGCAGCTAAACTATCAGGTAATAAGATTATACAATTGTGTACAGGTTCTGGAGCTGTTACTGCTTTATTAACTATTTTTGCTTTATCAGAGGATGGTAGAGTTTTTGTTTGGGGTGCCAATAGCCGCGGACAAACCGGTAACCCAACTGTCCCTGGTTTTAATAATGTACCTACACCCAGTCAATCCACAACATTTACAGGGATAGGTCGCTTAATAACCTCAGCTGGTAATAACAACTCTACTACAACCTTTGTTGTTGACGCTCAAGATAAACTTTATGTAGTTGGTAGAAACCAAGACGGTCAAGCTGGTACTAGTAATAATAATACTGACATCAAAGCTTTTCAACAAGTTATAGGTCTACCATTCAATTACCGTGTGAATAATGTTAGAGTTGGAGGCACAGCAGATCAAATAACAACATTTGTAACTCTTAAAGATGGTACTCTATATGCAGCTGGCAGAAACCGTAGTGGTGCATGTTCAGGTACCGGGGATGCAACACCTCTTAATTTTATATCTTTTTCGCGAGTTGGAATTTTTACTGATTCTGACTTTATAGAAGACATAGCGGTACATATTGATGCAAATGCAATTACATGTTGGGCTTTAATTAGAGATGGCATTTCAGGCTATAAAGTTAAATGCTGGGGCAATAACACATTCGGGCAGTTAGGTCTAGGTACAACAGCAACAGCAGCAGCAGTATCTGAAAATGCATCTTGGCCATGGCTAAGTACCCCAGGGGTAAAAGTAAGTCAAATTGTTGTAGCTGGTAATGGCACTCAAAAGACAACCCTAGTACTTGATACAGCAAATAGATTGTGGGCTGCGGGCTATGGTACATCCGGTTTAATAGGCAATGGTACAACCACTGCTACCAATTCAACATTTCAAAGGGTTGCATTTAACCCTGGTTTAGGTTACCCTATTCAAATTAGAAGTACAAATAACGACGTTACCAATAAGGCAAACTTTTTAGCTTTATTAAACACTGGAAAAGTTTTAGGTTGGGGCTGGGATGAAGTAGCGTCAGGTCAATTAGGGGTTGATGCTTCTCCTGCTGTTACCACCGTACCAAGCTTAGTACAAATAGTAATTTAATATGTCAAGAGTATATACAACTGTTATTAGTGAGAATGAATATATTGGGGATTCTTTAGTTACTATTAATACAAACTACGCTAACCTTGATACAAGCCTTCTATCTGTTAGTACAGAAAATATAGTATTAAAAGCTCGTTACAACTCCCTAATACAAAATCTTTCAGGTCTAGGTGCCCCTGGAACTAATTATACCTCATTAAGCACATCCTTTTTATCTCTTTCAGCACTTATTGTGCCTTAAAAATTGTGGCCAGAGAATTTACAACAGAAATATATGACAATGAGTATATAGGGGACTCCCTAGTTACTATTAATAATAGCTTTAATGCTTTAGATACTTCTAGTCAAACTATTAATAATAACTTTAATAGTTTAATTAGTGCTCTTACAGCTTTAGGAACTGCTGCGTCTGAAGGGTCCAACTTTAGATCTTTAAGTGCTAACTTTTTATCTCTTTCAGCCCTAATAGTCCCTTAAAAAACAATCACTTTAGAATAAATATAAATACACACCATATGAAGCAAAACCCTCTTTCCGAAATTTATGAATCAAAGGTATTAACCTCTGAAGCAGTTCCTTCCAACAAAGTTAAAGGAGACAAAGAACTCGACGACATGATGAACGCTAAAAAAGCTCGTCTAGTATCAGGTCAAGGGTCAGAAGCTTGTAAAAAAGATATACATGCACCAAAAGAGATGCACGGTACTGAAGTACACGACCCTAAAGTTTTAAAAGATTCTATGGAAAAACCAACAAAATCATTTGAAGGCTCATTTGAAAAGCTCTTCAAAGCAACTATTAATGAGCAAATTCCGGGTGAGGAAGAAATGGGTATGGAGATGGAAGTCGAAATGCCTACCTCAGACGACGAAATGATGGATGAGCTCGAAGGTGAAAAAGACGAAGTAACAGACCTCGTTTCTGATCTTAAGTCAGTAATGGACCATCTTCAGACAATCCTTGATAAAATTTCTGAAGAAACTGGCGGGGAAGAAGAAGAGTCAGAAGAAGAATCAGAATTCGGAGACGAAGAAGCTGAAGACATTGAAGATCTCGAAATGGAAGAAGAGCCAGTTAAAGAAGCAACAGAACTAAAACCTCTTGGTGACAAGAGCAAGGTACTTCAGAACAAGAGTAATAAAGTTGGTGGACATCCAAAAGTTCACGGCGGTAAGGCACACGGCGGAGATGTTGATTCAGATCCTAAACTAAAGCCAGCCAAGGGACATGATAAATCATATCAACACCCAAAAGGTAAGCCTGAAGTTAAGTCGACTGTTAAAAGAGGCGATTTCTTTAAATAATAATCATTTACAGAATTAATAGACGGCCCCTTACGGGGCCGTTTCTGTTTATAGAGAAAAGCTTAAATACAATATATGAAGAAATTATTTGAAGAAGAATTTGAAAAAGCTTATCTCAAATATCATACACACCCAGTAGCTCCTAATTCTCTTGATCCTCGAATTTGGTACTTCTCTCCAGATGGTGGAGATCCAGTTTTGCAACCTGCTGTTAAATCTCAAATACTAAAAGATATTGAAATAATAAATTCTGCAGAACATGGAAGCGGCAGAAAAAGGGTGTGGGAATACTTTATAGTTGGATCTGTGCTTGAGGAGGAATCATCTAAAAAATGTGCTATAAACATATTAGTACTAATTGATAAAACAAACCTTGATGACATGGTTAAGGAGAGAATACTTCAAACTATTAAGCAAATAAATGGAAGATTAGCTACTGGCTCTTTACACCCTATTTATTACTTACCTACAATTAGAGATTTAGATCAAGAAAGATACTCAGCCATCTACCACCCTTATAGTGATAAGTGGGTTAAGAAGCCAAGATTTCTCGGTGAAGCAAAAATAGATTTAAAAGACATTGCAAGAGATCCTGCATATAAAAAGAATCGTAAACATCCCTTAAAGAAGGGCTTTAAAAAACTAGCAACAATTTAATATGCAAAAGGTCCGTTATCTAAATAAGACAGTCAATGAAAACGAACGGGCCTTAATATCTGGTTACTGGGAGGAACAGATAGGGCATTACGGTACTGAAGTAACATATTATACTCACGGTTATACTCTTTCTTCTCATTTTTATCTATACGGGGAAGACCCAACAACACCGTTTCTATCAGCTGGCCCTGTAGTAATGTTAACTGACATCACAAATGATGCTATTATGTTATCTAAATTTGGCATAATGGCTGATTGTGATATGACATGCATTTTACATCTATCATCTTTTCAAGAAGTATTTGGTACTTACAGAGAACCAAAAGCAGGAGACTTAATTGAGATGGCTGAATATGGAGGGTTTGGAGATAGACCAGGCGGTAGAGGGGCTCCAGTATATGAGATAACTGAAAGAGATGATCAAAATTTACAATTCAATGCTAACCAACTTATGGGCCATTATGTATGGATAATAAAGTGTAAGCGTTGGGAGTACTCATCCGAGCCTGGTGCACCAAAAGAACCTCTCAATATTCAGTTCAATGATGATGAGTCATATGGAAGAGAAGCTGGAGGAGTTAACCCTGAAGAATTGGTACAGCCTTACCCGCAATCAAACGACAAAGCTGCTGAATGCATTATAGATGAAAGCATTACTGATAGATCTGAAATTTATGGCTACTACGGCGGATTAAAAGAATTATAATTAAATAACTAATATGAACGTACTTCCTCGTTATACCTCTGGGTCAACCAATTTTAACTCAATCATTACGAGTTATGATGCACTGGCACAAAGAATTCGCAGACAAATGGGAGAGCCCTTGGTTAACGTTGAAATAGCTAATGAGCAAATCTACGACAACATTGCCCAAGCTATGGAATTTTTTACCAAGTATGCAGGGTACACAGAAGAGTTTTTAATATTTGATTCTGTCAAATATACAAGAGGTGTAGGATTGAATGTCGCAACTCTCATTAATCAGACCCCAGAGATGTATAAGTCCCAAACTGCAGGCCTGTCGGCTGGTTATGATTATGATTTAGAGTCTTATAGAAGGGTACTTGACTGTTTTTCCTTTACTTACGGTGAAACTACAGGCATTAATACACTCTTTACGCTAGAGCAGGCCATGGCCCAGCAAATCTATTCTTCTTATATGGTTGGTAACTTTGGCTTTGACCTTACAACCTGGGAAGTACTTAAAGGTTTTATTGATACTCGTAATAAGGTCCTGGCCATGACTCCGCATTATAGATTTGATCCTAAAAATCAAAATTTGAGAATCATACCAGAACCTATTCCTGAACAAACATACCTAGGAGTTGTTGGTTGTTATATTGAAAGACCTATAAAGGACCTCATCAATGAAAGATGGATCTACAGATACTCTTTAGCTCTGTGTAAAATTGTTGTTGGTAACGTAAGAGGTAAATTCTCAGGCACAAACCTTTTCGGTGGTGGTTCTGTTAACTACTCAGACTTTATGTCTCAAGGTATTGAAGAAAGAAACGCTCTAGAAGTTGAACTAAAGAACACTTATGAAGATGTTACTGGGGCTATGTTCTTTATTGGATAAATATATCTATGAGTAGGTTTGAACAATTAGTAGAGTTAATTTTAGAAATGTCTGCTTATCATGGAAGTAGATCTGAAATTTCTAATTTTTCTACACCAATACAAAAAACTGCTAATGCTGAAGTAGGAAAAGAAATTAGACAAGATTCTACAGGTCAAAATTTATTTGGATGGGGTATATACTTTTCGGCCGGAACTGCAACAGCTAAAGAGTATGCTGGTTATGAAGGAAATAAAAATAAGTTTGACACAAAAACAGCAGAAAAATCCGGTAACCTTATTTATAATGTTGAATTAAAAGCTGAAGAAGATGAACTAATAAATTGGTACGGTAGCTATGAACAACAATCAGAAAAAGTTAAAAAAGGATTTGAAATTGTAGCTGGGTTGAATGATTGCTTTAAACAAAAACTTGAAAAAATAAAACAAGCAACGAAACCAGGCTGGGTGGCGTATAAGTCTTTAGCAATTTGTTTGCAAAGTGCAAAAAATCAAACTTCAAATGTAGTTAACTCTAAAAATGACTCAGAACAAGCTATTAAACTTCAAAAAGGTTTAGCAACAAAAGAAGGAGAAAGACAAGCTTCTTTTATGTTGTATACAAAAGGTGGTATTAAAGGTACTCTTGCAAGATCTAATTCAGAAAATTTTCCAAAATACTTTCAACAAGACAAAACCTGGTATTGTATATTTAGCGGAGATCTTGTTACAGTTAACAAAAAAAATGGAAGATTTTTACAACCTAACAAACAGCCAATAATGGCTCGAGTTACTAATACCTTTAATAGAATTTTTAACCCTGAAAAAAGTTTATAAATAATGATATGAACTCTTGTAAGAATTGATAATGTTACAAAGAAAAAGAACACCTATGAAGATGTAACAGGGGCTATGTTCTTTATTGGATAAATAATTTTATGGACTTTAACGATACAGTATTAGAAGTTTTAGAAGAAGCTAAAGGTGGTAGATGCACCAAGGTTACAAAGAAGGCCTCTTCAACGCGCTCGGGAAAGAAATGGATGAAATGTGTTAAATCCCCTGGTGGTGGTTACAAACGTATTCACTGGGGACAAGCTGGTGTAAAAGTTACCGGCAAGTCTGGTAACACTAAACGCAAAAAAGCATTTAGAGCTCGTCATAAATGTTCGTCAGCAAAGCCAGGTACACCTCGAGCAGCTGCATGCGCTGATTGGTGATAAAAAGTATATGAAAATAGATAAATAACTTATCTATGAAATATGGTTTTATTTACAAAATAACCAATTTAATAAACAACAAAAAATATATCGGTTTCAAAACCTATACAAAAGGCTGGAAAGAGTATATGGGTAGTAGTAAAACTCTAAAAGAGGATATAAAAAAATTTGGTAAAGAAAACTTTCAGAGGGAAATAATAGAAGAAGGAGATTCTTTAAAAGAATTACAAGAAAAAGAAATTACACATTTAACAAAAAATAATGTACTTGAAAGAGATGACTATTACAATCAGTCTATACCGCACCCTCGCTTTAGAAGATTAAAAGGAGGAAGTCACAGTAATAAAGGTAAAACCTGGGAGGAGGTTTACGGTGTTGAATATGCTAATAAAAAAAGAGAAGCGTTACGTAATAGAATAAAAGGTAAAACGTGGGAAGAAATATGCGGGGATAAAGAAAAAGCTAAACAAAGAAGAATTATAGCAAAGCAAAATAAAACAGAAGAAACAAAACGTAAAATGAGCGAAGGCCGTAAGGGTATAAAATTTACTGATACCCATAGAGCTAACTTAAGTAAAGCTTTAAAACAATATTTTAATGAATCGCAAAAGAACATCTAAGTTCAAACAAGGTATATTCAACCCTGTTAATAAAGACAAGTATAAAGGCTCATCCCCAATACTCTACAGGTCATCATATGAGATCAAGTTTATGCGCTGGTGTGACCATAACCCAGCAATATTAACCTGGGGATCAGAATCAGTTATTGTTCCTTATCAAAACCCTCTCACTCAAAGAGTGTCTCGTTATTTTGTAGACTTTAATATAACTTTAAAGAATAAAAACGGCGAAACTAAAAAATATCTTATAGAAATAAAGCCCTCTGTTCAGACCGTACCACCCATACCTACTAAGAACACAAGATCTCTTCTTAGACGTCAAGCTGAGTATGTTAAAAATAGAGCTAAGTGGGAGGCGGCAACTCAGTTTGCAACTAAAAAAGGGTCAGAGTTCGTTGTGCTTACCGAGAAACACTTAGGCCTTTGAAGAATACTTTCTTGTCTTTTCAGAACCGGGTACAACCTCTTCAGTTATCTCTTCTGTTATAATAGTTTTTGTCCGAGCCGGGATAGGTTGATCTACTAACAGCTGTTTAGTTTCTTTTAATATAGATCCACCTCGAGCAATGTTATAAGCTAATACCAAAGATACAGCTAATGGATCAAATACTAAAACAATAATCAGGATAAAAAGCTTTACAACTGTATCAAGAGGCAAGCCAACTGACTCAGCTACAAACTTAAAAGTGCCAATATCATGCACTTCATTACCTTCAGAGTTTAAAACAATAAGTTCGTTATCTTTCTCAAATGCTGTAGTTTGAAGCTCTTGTACCCGGGCTGTTAAGCCTTTAATTTCTTCAGCTGATCTTGCCATATCCTCATAAACAGGTTTAGCTGCTAGACGAGACATTTGAGGTAAACGAGTTTCTTGTGACTTACGAGCATCATTTAAAGTGTTAATACGCGAGTTAATCTGTTCAACTTCTTTTGTAATGTTATCTTTTTGCTGTACAATAAGAGAGGCCTTATTATCAATAAGCTCAGTCTTACCTGCATTAACCTGGTAGCCCGATGATAGATAACCATAGATACCTAATGAGGTAATACCCATGAGCACCAATACAGCCATTATCATGTATATCTTTAAAAACCAAACTACTTTGTTCCAGTAACGATACAGGAATGAGGTTGCTACTAATTTACCTAACTCCAAGGACCCGGCCATAATAATAACTGACCAGAAGTGCCCGGAGAATAAAGTTGCAATACCGAGGACTGAAAAATAGGCTGCACTTCCTGCTACCAGGAGTGCTGTGAAGGCTAATAGGGCTGTAAACATACTGGCAATATTTATACTATTTTAACTGGAGAAATTATGACATAGTAGATTAAATAATAGAAACCTATGGGACTTAAATTTTTAGTCGAAGATATTCATGACGGGCTCGATTTCATGATCGAAGAAAAAAATCGTCAAGGAGAACAAAAACTCTATATCACCGGTCCATTTTTAATGGCTGAGCAAAAGAATCAAAACGGTCGTATCTATAAACTAGATGAGATGGTTACTGAAGTAAATCGTTACACTGATGAGATGGTTAAGTCTCGTCGCGCTATTGGTGAAATGAATCACCCACAGTCGACAGAAGTTAACCCTGTTAATGCCTGTCATTTAGTTACGGAGTTAAAACAAAACGGTAATTACTTTATGGGCAAGTCCCAGGTGCTCAATACCCCCATGGGCCAGCTTCTCAAGTCTTTAATTACAGACGGAATTAAAATGGGTATCTCTTCTCGCGCTCTTGGTAACATCAATGATTCTGGAGACACAAAACACGTTTCTAATTTTCACTTAATCTGTCTTGATGTTGTGCATCAACCTTCAGTACAGAATGCCATGCTTGAGTCAGTTATGGAATCAAGAGAGTATATGATTCGTCCTGATGGTTCAATTATTGAGTGCTCAGCAAAAGCAAAAGCACAACTCGCTGAAAAACTTTCCAACATGCCAAGACATGGCACAGATTCGTTTTTAAGAGAGGCCTTGATCGGCTTCATTAATAAAATTAAACTTGGATAAATATATTATATGAAAAAGAAAGATCAAATACTTTTAGAAGAAGCTTATCAAAAAGTTTATGAAGTAGGTCCTGCTCCAGGCCCGCTACCTCGCCGAGGGCCCGGTTCAATAGGATATG